GGATTTTGCCCGGTTCGCCCGTTCGGCACCAAGCAGCGCGCGGTCCCGGGAGATTTCTGCCTCTCTCTGCCGGGTAACATCGCTGCCTGTTCCCCGATAACCGAGAAACGTGCCGTCATCGTCATAGAACGGCACGCCAATACCGGACTCCACAATCTCCACGTCGCGCACGATGGATTCATCAAACGCACCCGCGCCCACCTGGGCGCACTGGCTCATCAGCGGATCACCCCGGTAGGTGTCCGCCGCAACAAAACTGTCCGCCCAGTTGGGCCCGGAATGCAGGCGCCACTCCACCCCGGCGAAGGGGCTGCGATGAACATCGGTCTGGCCCGTCATCCCATTGGGCGCATAAGCCTGGAAGGCAGGCGCGACCGCCGCGTTGGTGTAGGTGCGTGACGGGCCGCTGACCAGCACCAGGCCATCATCATCGACCTGGTCGATCAAGCACACCTCGCCATCACCGCCACCGTCTTCCACGATGGCCACGGTGCCGCCCTCGCTGTACTGCTTGTTGGTGGTGTCCAGCAGCAGAATGGTCTGGCCATTCACCACCGTCATGCGGGTGTACTCCGCCACCTCGGGCAGCCAGAACGGCCCCGGTGCGTTGGCCCGCATCAGCGACCGCGCACGCTCATATGCCAGCGGGGTGAAGCGATAGTTGGCGGAGAACACGCGGCGCGGCACATCAGTGAGGCGCACGCGCTGTTCAGCCGCACGGGCGCGCATCACATCCGTTTTGAACTCCAGCGCCTCGATCAGGCCATCCAGCGGAAAGTACGGCCACAGCACACTCACACCAGCTGACCGTTGGCGATCTGGCGCATTGTGTTGGCATGGCGTCGTACAGTGTTGAGGATCAGATCCTCACCGGCCACGCTGCCGAGCATGTCCAGCACGTGCTGGCCGTCATAAGCATTCACGATGCGCACGTTGGGGCTGGCCGCCTTGCCGGGCACCTCGGGCAGGATCTGGCCGGACTGGTCGGGCACGAACAGCTCCGGCTGTTTCTCCCCCACCACGTAGGCCTTGCCCGCTTCGACCGGGCCACCATTGGCACGCGCCCCGCCGATGAGGTTGCCGAGCATGCCGCCCAGGCCACCACCGCCCCCCATCGATCCCAGAATCGACTGGAAGATTTGCAGGGCCAACGCTTCAGCCGCCATGCGCTGCATAGCTACCGCGAAGCTGCGCACCATGCCGTCCAGGCCGTTCTCGAAGGGATCGAACAGGAAGTCCGCGAAGGCATCCTGAATGCTGCGGGCGGCTTGGTCCGCCATTGAGGCAAGCTGCGCGCTGGTGTCGCTGGCCTTGTTCGAGGCCTCCGCCAACTCATCCTGCGCCCGCATGACTGCGCGCTGGTACAACTCCCAGCTCAGTGCCCCTTCCGCAACCAACTCATTCAGGCGTGCAATCTGCGCCTGGTACGCCTCCAGCGGCGTGCGAACGCTGTCGGCAACCGCCGCACCTTCGCGCATGATCTCATCCAGACGCTGCTGCTCTTCCTGCTGCAGGCGGGTTTGTTCCTGCAACGCCTCCAGCTGCTGCGTGAGCTGAATGTACTGCTCACGCAGTGCCGCTGCCTGCGGCCCGGCCTGCGCGAACACCGCCGCTAGATCACCCTGCTCCACACGGTATTGCGCGGTAGCCACAGCGCCCTGGTTGAACGTGGCGATCTGCTGCTGCAGACCGCTGATCATGGCGTTGATCTGATCCAGTGCTTTGGGATCAACCAGACCGCCTCCCAAGCCACCGCCGTCGCCCCCCTGGCCAGACCGGCCAGCCAGCAGATCATCGATGTCGCCATAACCGTCGGTCAGAATCTTGAGCGCGCGATCGAAGTTGGCTTTGGTATCCGCCGCGATGTCCTTGAGCGTATCGAGCAGGACACTGCCACCTTCTTCCGCACCCTTGGCAGCGGCCTCAGCCGCCTGCTTGGCCTGACCCTGGTAACGCCCCATGTCGCCGGGTGAGAAAATCTGGAAACCCTTGATGCGGTCATTCCAGGACGGCTCATTGTTCAGCCGCTCTGCGATCGCATCGATCGGGTTGAATTCCCGAATTTTGTCGAACGACTCTTTGGCCACGGCGGCCAGCGTGCCCATGAGGCGACCGATCATGGTGAGGTGCCCGGCAACAATGACGCCGCCAGCGGCCATGGCCCGCATGATGGTTTCAACACCGCTCAGCGCACCCTTGAGGCCATCGCCGTGTTTTTCGGCCTCGATCATCTCATTGGTGAACCCAATGAGCGTGGGCAACATGCGTGCTGTCAGCTCATTGCGCCAACCCTCCGTGACGGCCTTGAGCCGGGTCATGTTGTCATTGAACTCGACAGCTGCCCGCGCGGTTTTCTGGTCGATCGTTACACCAAACCGATCGGCCTCTGCCCCCAGCTCTTCGATGCCCTTGCGCCCTTCACGCAGGGTATTGACCAGCGCTACGCCTTCGGAGTCGAACAGCTTGAAGGCGAGGCGCACGCGCTCGCCCTGATCCGGAATCTGGCTGATCGCATCGGCGATCTGTTTGAAGGCTTCGGCAGGGCCTGCGCGGGACAGCTGCTCAGCGTCGAGGCCGAGTTGACGGACGGCATCGACGGCTTCGCCACCACCGCGGGCGGCCTCGGCCAGGCGGCGCGTCATGCGCTGCAGGGCCATGTCGAGCGTGCCGTTGGATACGTCCGCCGTCAGCTTGGCGGCGTAGCGCAGCCGGGTGAGTTCGTCGACCTGTTCGCCCAGTTTCTCGGCTGTTTTGAGGGCCTGATCGGCCAGTGCGGCCTGATCGTTCACCATCTTGGCTGAGGCCACGGCCACCGCGCTTGCGGCTGCCGCTGCGGCCTTGGCGATCTTGCCCACCGACTCCACCGCACTGCGGTCGAACTGGCCCAGCTTGCGCTTCGCACTGTCCAGTTCCTTCTGATACTTCGCGGTTTCCGCCTCCAGGCGGACAACCAGTTTCGCGAGATCTGTCATCAGTGCGTTTCCGTTTCTTGCCGGCCATCATCGAGAGCGCGGCGGCCAGGGCTTTGCCCGGGTCACCACGCTGCTGCGCGACCTTGAACATGAATTCATCTGCCGGCAGCCACTTCTTCATGCGGCCGCTGGCGTTGTAGATGGCGGAAGCGATGAGGCTGGCGTGCATGTTGTCGCGCACGCTGCCCCAGGGTTCTTCCTGCCAGTAGCGGGTGAGCAAAACCACATCCCGCGCCGGGAGCTGATCAACCTCCGACGGCGCCCGACCGAGAGCCAGTGCGATGCGACACCGCATCAGCTCGTCGGGCGTTAGGCGTTTCCCGTGTCCGCCTCGCTGATCTGGATGCCGGTGAGGTCTATGATGGCGCCGAGGATGCGCGGCCCAACGCGGTGGTTAACCATGACCTTGACAGCCAGATCCTTGGCTTCGTCTGCGGTAAGCGCCGCGCTGCCGTCTTCATTGATCACGCAGGCGTGCAGCAGGTGGCCAATGGCGGCATTGGGGTCATCCTTGTACAGCTTGCCGTACTGACCAAACTGCTCAGCGGTGGGCTCTTGCACATGCACCACCAGGCCACCGCCCAGGTCAAGGCTGGTGCGGCGCAGATCCGCCGCCGCCAGCAGTTTGTCGGCGAGGCGCATCAGCTGCCCTCGGTCCAGGTAACGCTGCCGCTCACCGTGAGCGTGAAGTTGGCCGCACCACGCTCACCGACCGTGGGCTGGATGCGCCAGCCACGCACAATCGCGGTGAAGTCCCAGGTGTCGGCTGGCGAATCCTTGGTACGGAAGCGCATGTTGACGCTGGTGGAGTTCTTGAACGCCAGGTACAGGGTGCGAATCTGCTCATCACCCTGAGTGAAGTTGGCGCGCAGAGGGATCTCCAGACCATCGGGCAGGCCATTGCGATACTCACGCGCGTCCGAGCAGAAGGTGGTGATGTCGATCAGCGGTGCTTCTTCACCGAGCTCGCCGAGTTCGAACGTTGCACAGCAGTCTTCATACTGCTCGGGCGAGTTGCCGTCGCCCAGCTGCAGCTTGAAGTCGTTGCCGATGAGGCTTGCGGCATTTTCACTCATGGTGCTACTCCAATAAAAAAGCCACCCGGAGGTGGCTGGTGGTGGTGCCTATGCGGCAGGTCGGTGCCAGACTTCGTATTCCTGATGAACGCGGTACAGCCCTGGCTCAATATCTTCGAGGTCGTATTCGTCGCTCTGGCTGATATCAGCGATGAACAAGCCCTCCACGGTGCCGCGGTAATCGCGCAGCGCATCACCTGCAGCCTCCGCGATGTCTTCGGCTTCTGTTTGCGTCACGGCGTAGGCATCAACGCTGACCCGGCGCATTACGGTGCCGTCAGTGCGGCAGAACGTTTTGCTGCGGTTAGTGTTGGCCACGCGAAAGGTGATGGCCGGCACATACGCCGCCGCCCCACCCTGCTGCGGGATCACCTGGCGGAACACGTGGCCGCTGACCAGGTTATTGACCGTTGTGTCGCCGGTGAGGATGGCGTACACCGCCGCACGGATACTCATGTGCTGCTCGCTTTGGCGGCGCGCTGCGCGGCGATTTTGTCGATGCGCTTGCGCATGCCTTCG